ATAAAAGACGATCCTCTGCACTTCCTGCCTTAAAAGCCTTGCAAGTTCAATCAACTGATCATAACTGAGCGGGTGTACGCGGTTTGCTTTTGAGATCCACGGCTGCACAATATCCCCAGGCTGCACAGTGCCGCGGGAGATCTGATCTTGCCAGTCCAGGATCGTACCCGAGATGCGCAGAAGGGCTTTGTCGTCGTAAGCGAAAAGATCCTCCTCATACTCTAGGCCGCCGGTATCCAGCTGGCGATTTTTTGCGGCGTTGAGCTCCGCGATTTTATCCGCTTTCGCCTCATCAAGGCTTTTTGGCGGAATTTTCACAATTTCAAATCTGCGGCCGTCACCGTCCGGCGTAATCTCTTTGATGTAGCAGCCGTTAGCATTGCACCATGCGGCGATCTCGGGATAGTCGTCGCCGTCGCGAAATATGTAACCTGGATAATACTTATCATCACTCATTTTTATCCCCCTCTATTTCCAAAAACCTATTGCAATAAAGTCAAAATTTCCAGTGCGCATAAAGTCATGGCGTGCCGGGTCATAAACATTTCCTTTAAAGTATGTAGTGGTTCTTTCGTACCATCCGGGAACACCAGCGTAATTACCATTAGTGGCGGGGCTTGTCATTTCCAAGCGCGGTTCGTTGATAAAAGCAACAGAGAAATTAATTACTTCGTCCGTACTTCCGGAGCCAAAAACAATTTGGATACCGGATTTGAAGCGCACCCAGCCACCTGCTGCCCCCACCACCGACTGACTGTCGATCTCGCTAATAGTTATATTAGCGGTAGTATTTCCCGACTGGTTCGCTGTAAACGTCGCAACCGTGGCCCCGTCTTTTTGAATTGTGAGTGTGCCGTTATTCACCGTAGGGAGCTGGCTGGTAAGCGCCAGCTGGCGCCAGTACGCCGCGTCAGTCGGGTATTTTATTGCGGACCCCGGACCGTTCGCGGCAATGCACAAATAGAGCGAACCTTCATGCAGAACAAAATTGCCCGCAGTGTAGTTATACGTCGTCACATACGTGTACACGCCGCCCTGCATAGCATAATAGATGTACTCACCCAGATACTTAAAAAGCGCATTAAAATCACCGCGCTCCGGCGCGATGCCCCCCTGGTCAAGCGGTAACTGGGTAACCGGCGGGAACAGTCCACTGAACGACGCCCGGCCGGAACCCGACGGCGTAGTCGCTGGGATCGCGTTCACGTCTGCCGTGCTCCCCAGAGTCGCCGTCCACTTTTGCGGTTCGGTTGTAGCCATATAAGCCTCCTATAAAAAATTAAACATCAAGATCCTGCGGGCCGCCGTTCACAAAAGGCGCCTGATTGAACGGGTGCAAGCCGGAGCCGTTAAAGCCGAAAATAGGGCCCAGCGCGTAGTAAATTTTTACCCCGACGCCTGTAGGGCTCCAGCGGAGATTGAGGAATGCCTGCAGCGCCTGCGGGTCAACGATCTCAGTTACAAGAACGGTTAAAACCATTGTGTCAGTATGCAAGACCCGCACGCCGCTGGAAATGAGCTGCCCGCAGAAAAAATTAATGCTGTGCAGACTGGAATTAGTCAGATTGAAAAGTGCTTTAACAAAAATATATTTGCGATATGTGTAGTCATCAAGGATCACACTCTCACCCGCGGCATAAATTCGCCGTGCGGTTGCCACAATGCGGCCCCACACGTCCAGGCCGGCACCATCAGCGGTCCACGGGTCGATCATGTGCTCATACATCAACCCGATTGAGCTCTCAGGATTGAGAAGACTCCAGCAGGTAACTGTCAATGATTTAAGGCGCGGACTGCCGGCATATTGACTTTGTATCACCCGCAAAATATCAAAATCCGATGCGTCAAAAAAACCCGGTATGCTCATTTGCGCCTCCCTATTCGATCACAATATCGGCCAGGCTTAAAACCGGATTTTCATCAATTTTGACGTATAGGGCATCGGACCAGGCTCCGCCGGTTTTTGCAACGTCAACATCCAGCAGATCGGTATATCCGGCATTTTGAACGCTGATCGCAAAACGCGGGGCGTAGATTGTATCCCCCATCAGCGGCCGCGCCATGATCGATCCGTCAACCACTGTCGGATCTTCACCGTAAAAATTGTTAAAAACCGCCTGCCGGATAGCCGCCAGGTCATCCGCAGAAAAGCCCGCGGCGTCAGGGAACCTAAGCCGGATCGTTATGTCTGCATCCGTCGGGCGCTGGAAGTGGATCGGCTCCTTGATCCCGGTTGTATCATCCTCAACCGTGTAGGTCGTTGTTCCGTTTGTGTCACATCCGGCCGACACAGTGCGATACATTGCTGTAGCAATGGCACCGTCATTGCCGCCGAGTACACACACATACACGCTATGCGGGCTCAAGGTCACGCCGTCGATTGTCTTTGGCTGATTGGTCTTATTTTCCCGGACCACGCAGCCGATCACATCGTTAAGCTGCATCACTCTGGCGTAAACGCTTGCAGCGGTGCCGCGTGAATTAAGGGCAACAGATGCATATCGGCGGAGCTCAAACTGCCCGCGGTTCTCCTCCAGGGTTCCAACGACGGCGGCGTGATCATTAGTGGCCGTATCCCAGCCAGCGACAACCGTCATTATGCGGGTTAAAGTTCCCGCAGCGGCGGGGATCAATCCCTCAGTTGTGCACCGGAAAACCCCCGATCCGGTACCGTCGGCACCGATTGTAAATGCGGCAACATTCTGCCATATAGTGTCATCGGCGGTGCTCATAATCTGCGCATTTACCGGAATCACGGTGCCAGATAACCCGCGCACTGTAATTGTGGTGGTGCTCGGTGTGGCCGCTTTACGACTTAAAAAATAGATTTTTGCGACCGCATCCTGGAAGATCCCCTCATTTTTAGCCGGATCAAATTGATTGCACAGATATAAAAGCTCCGTATCCTTTTCAGTTATCGCCGCGGTCTGGCTGTCAATCAGCTGGCCCGCCGGTGTTTCCGGATCGGTGTTTAGATCCACCTGGCCATCTTTGTGAAAAGCGGCCACCCAGTCCGCAGCAACCGCCGCACGAACTGTCTCGGTATCATCAGCATAAAATCCAGTATTCGGATCAAAGTGTAACATTCACGGCCTCCCCGTCCTCTGTGACGATCTCAAGATCGCCCGTTAATGTCCTATCTGTTAACTGCTCACCTGTTAATGCGACGCCTCCATGCGCCAGGGTAACATCAAGCAAATTCGCGCTCAGCACACCGTCAACGCCCACGGCGGCACTCTCGTACTCTGCGCAGATCATGCGCTTATTGAGCTTTCTCCCGAGGTCTAACGTAAAATGCGGAATGCCGCGATCGCGGAAATAATAAGCATCATCGGTGAAAAGCCGCACAGCATTGGCAACATTCTGCGCTATGCCGTAAGCGCCGGCGGTATCGACGATCTGCCCGCCGTCGTCAAGAATTAGATCCCACTCATCCGGGTCAAGCATCAGTGTGTGTCCTTTTACATCTGCCATATGCCGCTCCTAATTGCCGTGAATGTGCCCGCCGGCGTTTATATTTCCCGTAACATTGAGATCGCCGGTCATGCTAACATTCGATGCATCAATCGAAACGCCGCCGGAGCTCGTTATCGATCCCACCTCCAGCGTGCCGGTAATTTTAACCTTTGGTGCATCAATCGTTACGTCCCCGGCGCTCTTAATTATGACCTCCGCGTCGGTCTCAATCGTTATTTTGCCCGGCGCCTTAATGTAGATTGTTTCGTCTTGCTCCAGCTGAATATATGTTGTCGGCTCGTCAGTGTGCAAGGTTCCCACGATCACGCTGTCGGACTGGTCAAAAGTCCTGAATGATCCGGGGCGCTGCGGGCTGTCAGTCCCGCGGTTAATTGTGCTTATGTCGCCTTTGCAGCTTACACATACCACGCGATCGCCGGGAACCGGATTGATTATGATCCCCACCTTGCCCGCCTGGAGCCGTGTGTGCGGCAAAGCCGGAACGCTCACCATCGGCAACGCCTGACCCTCCGCATCACTCTGCGCGGTCATCGGTGTAACATCTGCGGTCCCTGTCGGGCCGCTGCCCTCTGTGCTGCAGCCGTCAACTCTTCCTATCCACGCGGTCTCAACCTCGTTATTGAGATATTGCTCAATACTGTATTGCAGCTCGTTAAAATCGCTCTCAGCGGTACCGGGACGCTGTAAACCGCGCTTGTCGTTTTGAT